CCATTGAAGGCGCAGCCGCAAAGTTTAGAGCAAGGGTAGGTCGATAATGGCAACAACAGATTTAATGATTGGCATTGGCGCCGAATACAAAGGCAAAGCAGCCTTTAACAAAGCCAACAAGGATGTTTTAGGTTTAGGCAAAGGTGTTCAGAATCTTGCTAAGGCTTACATTGGTTTACAAGGCGCACAAAAGGCTTTTCGTTATGGCCAGCGATCATTAAAGGCGTTTGTTGCAGATGACAAAGCTGCAAGACAATTAGCACAGACCGTTGGCAATCTAGGCTTAGCCTATGAAGCAACCAACGTAGAAAACTTTATCCAGGGCCTTGAAAGAACCTACGCAGTCGCAGATGACCTCTTGCGCCCTGCAATGGCTAAGTTAATCCAGGTTACACAGTCATACACTAAGTCTAAAGAGATTATGACTACTGCCCTTAACGCAGCAGCAGGGGCAGGCGTTGACTTAGGCACAGCAGTTCAAGATTTATCACAGGCTTACGTAGGCAACCTCAGAGGACTTAGAAAATACAACCTCGGACTTACCCAGGCTGAACTAGCCACAAAGTCATTTCAAGAGATTCAAGATCTATTAAACAAGACCTTTACCGGACAGGCATCACTAGCAGCTGAGACTTATGCTGGCAAGATGGCTGCCTTAACTATCGCTTCAAGCAATGCGCAAGAGATTATTGGCAAAGGCTTAGTCGATGCTATTTCTAACGCTTTCGGTAATGGCGATATTGACAAAGCCACAATGCAGATTGAAAGCATGGCAAAAGCCGTAGCAGATATTGTTGCTGGCCTTGGCACTATGACTGGCTGGTATAGCAAGTTATTTAAGATTACCAGCGGCTTAGGTTTGTTTGATGCTTTGAACAACAAGCGCAATGCGTTGAAGCTGAAAGACACACCATACGACCCACGCTCGGGCAACATGCCAGACATGTCTCCAGCGGCTATGAACGCTAAACGTCAAAAGGAAATTGCTGCCCTAGCGCAAAAGCAAGTTAAAGCACAAAAAGAACAAAATGCTTTAACAAAGGCTAAAGCGGTTCTTGACAAAGCCAATGCAGTATTTAACCTAGATTTAATTCAAAACACAGCAGCGCTTCAAGGCAAAATAACTGAAGATGAAAGCCTTAGACTTAGACTTCAACGCGACATTCTTCTTGGCAATTCAGATGCCGCTGCCAAGTTAGCGCAGGAACTTCTCTCGGTTCAACTTGCTGCAATGATGGCTTCAAGTGTTGATCCATTTGGCAATTACGCTACTTCGGCAATTGAAGCAATGAAATCTATTATGGAATTGCGCAACCAACTCGCTTCTTTAGGCACTCCTAGCGTAATTACTCCTGAACTATTATTGGCCCAAGATTACGCAGCAGCTTTAGCAGATGCAGTTGATCCTAGATTTGCGGCGTTAGACGCTATGGGTGGCCCGGTCAATGGTGGCTATGGTCAATATGACTCATCTTTAACCGCTACCGAACTACGCATATTTATAGACCCATCAGCTGCCGCTTATGGCATCAACGCAGCCGTAGTAGGCGCTAACGCCAATGGCACTGCCTCAACCGTGAACCGCAACGGCGTGTTTAGTTACGGCTCATAATGACCCTTCCAAGCGTTAGCGTTCTCTTTGACTTTAGCAATGGCCCTATCTTTGGCTATTCCTTTACTCTTGGCGATGCTGAGCATGGAATCTTAGGCACAGACCGTTTAGGTGAGAACGCTAACGATATTGTTGATATATCAAGCCAAGTAGGGCGCATACAAATTAGACGCGGTTATGACCTATTGCAAGATCAATTTCAGGCAGGCACAGCTTCAGTGCGTGTCTATGATCCGACAGGTGCCTGGAACCCTCAGAACCCTGCTTCGCCTTACTTTGGCAAGTTAATTCCCCTACGCAAGATGCGTATTGCTGGCAATGACTCTTTCCTATTCTCAGGCTATACAATCGGCTACAACTACACCTATCCGAAAGATATGGAAATTGGCTTTGTAGATATTGAACTTGTAGATGCTTTCCGTCTATTCGCTCAGGCTAATATCACTACCGTATCTGGCACTAGCGCTGGTCAAACTACAAGTGCCAGAGTGACAGATGTGCTAAACCAGGTTGGTTGGCCTACATCTATGCGTAACATAGACACAGGCTCAGCCACGGTATTAGCAGACCCAGGCACATCACGCACAGCCTTGCAAGCCATTAAAAACCTAGAGTTTTGCGAACAGGGCGCGTTTTACTTTGACCCTTCAGGTAACGCTCAATTCCGCTCTCGCGCTTCGATTCAGAGCAAGTCAGGGCAAAATCCTACAAACTTCGCCAATGACGGCACAGGCATAGGCTACAAAAACGTAGTATTTGCCTTTGATGATAAGCTAATTATCAACCAATCGAGCTTTACACGCACAGGTGGCACAGCTCAAACCGCTGAAAACCTAGACTCAATAGCCAAGTATTTTCCACATTCAATTAACTACACAGACTTGATGCTGCAAACTGACGCTCAAGTGGCAAACGTAGCCAAAATTTATGTCGCGACGAGAGCCGAAACTACAATCAGAATTGACCAAATCCAACTTGACCTAAACGCTACCGATGCCGCTGGAGACACAGCTGCCCTGACCCTAGATTTCTTTGACACCATCGCCATTAAGAACGTGGCACAAGATGGCACTATTATTGAAAAGACCCTGCAATGTATGGGCGTTCAACACGAAATAACACCCTCAACTTGGAACACTACCTTTACCACAAGTGAACCCATTGTTGATGGATTTTTGCTAAACTCTACCCTATACGGAATTCTTGGAACTTCCGTTCTGTCTTACTAAGGAGAAACAAATGGCTGTCGGATTTCCAACAAAGGTGAACTACGCCACAGGCGATGTTTTATCCGCAACAAATATGAACGACCTTTCAGGCACAGTAAACCTGCTTGAATCTGCTCAATATGCCGCTGGCAAGAACAATGTGATAAACGGTGATTTTGGTATTTGGCAACGCGGCACAAGCATTACTGCAACTTCAGGACAATACACTTATGGCCCAGACCGCTTTGCTGTTTATGGTTATGGCGTAGGAACTGGAACAGTTACACAACAAACCTTTACACCAGGAACAGCACCAGTAGCAGGATACGAAGGACAGTTCTTTGCTCGTTTCAAAAGCACAAACACTAACCTTCGTGTTCAACAACTTATTGAGGATGTGCGCACTTTTGCAGGACAAACTGCAACAGTTTCATTCTGGATGAAATCGCCAACAGCAACTTCAGCAGATGTATTTTATGCTCAGAACTTTGGTTCAGGTGGATCAGCCACAGTAGATATTGGTGGTTCAACTATAACCATTTCAAGTTCTTGGGCTAGATACACCCACACTGTTGCAATTCCTTCAGTAGCAGGAAAGACAATCGGCACGAGTTCATATTTAGCACTTCGCTTTGGTGCTGCGCTTAACGTAGATATTGACATTTGGGGCGTTCAATTTGAAGAAGGTTCAACCGCTTCACCATTCCAAACCGCAACAGGAACTAAACAGGGTGAATTGGCTGCGTGTCAGAGGTATTATGTAAGAAAAGCAGTTACCAGCGCTTATGGGCGGTTAGGTGGTTTTGGAGTTGCCACCGCAACAAATCAAATTTACGTTGATGTGACACTTCCAGTTAATTTTAGAACATCGACACTTTCTATTGACTACGGCGGCGCATTAGGTGTAGCAAGTCAAGAAGGTATTTTTGCATCATTTTCAAGCGTTACAAATAGTGGTAGTGTGGGCAACAATTCTACTGTTTATTTTGTGCTTTCGTCTGGCTCAATGACAGTTGCAAGGTCTTATTACTTGCAAGACAATGCTGCAGGCACAGCCTATCTTGGTTTTAGCGCGGAACTCTAAGGGGATGACAATGGATAAAGTTTCTTTTATTAAAATTGCAGGATTAGATGGCGAGGATGTTGAACACGCCATAATTGACCGAGGCAACGGGGAATTTACCTCAATGCTGAAAGCCTATTACGATGCGCAGCAGGCAGAACTCAAAGCCTCAAAGGTTGTAGATGAAGCCGCGCCTGAGTAAAAGCGCAATACAGCTGCGCGAACAAATAGATGACACGTATCCGAACCGCGACCGTCGAACTGACGGTTGGATCGGAGACGCTAAGCACGACAGTAAATCAGATCATACGCCTGATGCTGCTGGGTGGGTTCGTGCCCTTGACATTGACTCAGACCTTACCAAGCACAAGTCCGAAAGTATTTACCTGGCAAATCAGATTCGTGCATATGCGAAGTCTGACCCTGCTAAACGAATTTCTTATGTCATTCATAACCACAAGATTGCTAGCCGCATCCTTAATTGGAAATGGCGTAAATACACAGGCATTAACCCACACACCAGCCATATCCATATCTCGTTCAATAAGGGTAAAGCTGACACAGATGGTTCTTTTTTTGAAATACCTATGCTAGGAGCAAATAAATGAAAAATCCTTATTTCCTAATGTCCGGTGCGTTCTTGTCTGCTTGGGCAGCAAGCAACTTTGCAGCTGACTACCGCGCTGTGCTATGGGCAATCCTGGCTGGTGTCTTTGGATATGCGACACCGAAGAAATGACCATTTCTAGCACTCAATACACTCTTACAACCACACGTTCAATCATTGTGGCCAATGACCAGGCAGCTGAGGAAGTTCACATTCACGCTACTTCAGGTGCGTTCTATATTGGTGGGGCAGATTTAACTACTGCCAATGGTTATCTTGTAGACCATAAAGACAAAGTTACCCTGCAAAATCACGGTAATGCCGTTTATGGAATTACTGCCTCAGGCACAGAGACCGCAGCTGTATTGGTGATTCAGAAATGACACAACAAGATTTCTTTACGCTATACATAGCCACAGTCTCTATCATCGGTGGACTATCTGGCTACGTCATTACTCATTTACTGGGTGAAATAAAGCGACTCAATACGCGTGTCGATGAGATTTACAACATACTCTTAGAGCGATAATTTAACTATGGCACGCAAGGCTAAAGTTCAAGACGATACATACTCTCCACTAGAGATGTATTGCATTGGGCTGAACGAGTATTACAAAGCCCTGCGTAAGGCTGGATTCTCTACTGAAATCTCGATGGCAATGATTATGGACAAGGCTAGTTACCCAGATTGGCTACTTCCAACGCCTATTGAGTTTGACCCAGACAATCCGAACTTCACTCCCTATGAGGATGACGAGGACTAACCTTGAAAATCGTAGTGATAAGTGATCTACAAGTTCCCTTTCACAACCCAAAGGCCGTCAAGAACGTGGCCGCCTTTATCCGCAAGTTTAAGCCAGATGAAGTCCTATGCGTAGGAGATGAAATTGATTTTCAAACTATTTCACGTTTCAGCTCAGGTTTTGATGAACATTCTAAAGCCATCGGCAGAGACCGAGACATGTGTGTCGATGTCATGTATGACCTACAAATCACACAGCTCTCACGATCCAATCACGGAGCGCGGCTCTTTAACTCCATTTCTACTAGACTGCCTGGACTGATAGGCGCACCTGAACTAGAGATAGAGAATTTCCTACGCTTGCCAGAGTTAGGCATCAAGTATCATAAGAAGCCTTACGAGATTCCAGGCACTAACTGGATTATGGTGCATGGCGATGAGCAAAGCACAAAGCCACAAGGGGGCATAACAGCCCTAGAAGCCGCTAAACGGCATGGAAAGAGCGTAGTCTGTGGACATACACATAGACAAGGAATATCCTCTTATACGCAATCCTCAGGCGGTTTAGAGGTATCTAGGTTAGTAGGCTTTGAAGTAGGCCACATGATGGACACACGCCAGGCTTACTACACCAAAGGCACGTTCAACTGGCAGGCAGGGTTTGGCGTTATATACACAGATCGTAAGCGAGTATTGCCAATAGCCGTTCCCATCGAGAAGGATGGCTCATTCCAATTCGAGGGCAAAGTCTATGGATAAGCCTTGTTGCGGCGAGGAATGGCTTGGATATGACGAAGATTTTGTTATCAAATCGTTATCAAAATATGCTTGTATGAGGTTGAAATAGCCTGAATTAAGTGCGACCCTTTAGGTGTTGGCGAAGCACAGTAGCCAACGAGAAGGGCTACAAAATGGACTTAACAGCACTTAAAAGAAATGATTACTGGTGTGGCTTTTGCTGCCTACCAATGGGCGAAACACACTGTTTTGGTTGCGGTCGATATGACGGCGCAATGACCACAACAGAATACAAAGAATTCCTACAAGTAACAGGCCAACTATGATAGATATAACCTACTTTGAAGCAATGGTTTTACTAGCTGCTACTCCAGGCGTTGTGTTTGTTGCATACTGGAAGGGCTACGCAAGAGGCAAGCGCGAAGGTTGGCACGCTGGCCGTTCATTACTACGCATCCCGGTTCGCAATGATCGCTAATGAACTCCTTACTGAAAGCACCAGACTCCTCTATGACAGAGGTTTGCAGTATGGAGACCCAACTGCTAATCACATACGAATCGCGCAGCTATGGAGTGCGTATCTCAATCGTGGAATCGAACCTCACGAAGTTGCGATATGTATGGCACTCGTCAAAATCTCGCGTTTGTCTGAGCAAGCAACGCATCACGATTCATACGCAGACGCTATCTCATACATGGCGATTGCAGGACACATCGCACTTACCGACTTCGACAACGATCTTGATGCTTACTAAAGCAAAGCATGGAGTGTGGTGCGATTACTGCAAAAGCAGGTTCGGTATTCACAACCCTAAAGGCACAACTCAAGCTGCTTGGACAATAGTCAGCGAACTACCCAAGAGCCACGGGCGCAAGCGTTCTTACTGTAATGACTGCGCAATAGATGTATCTAAGTGGGCTGATGGCTCATACTTCTCATTAGATCAACAGATAGAGTATGCAAAGACCAACGGCAACACTACACAAGGAGTATTAAATGGCTTTTAACCTAGACAATTACGAGACCGTGGAAGTTCGCCTGGAGAAGTTCATCAAAGACTTTCCAGACTTCCGCATAGACACAGAACTGGAGAGTTTTGCGAATGATAGATTTATTGTTAAAGCGTATATATATCGCACTTTTGCGGATGGTGTCGCGTTCGCAACCGGATACGCTGAGGAGAAGATTACTGATCGCGGCGTTAATGCAACTAGCGCACTGGAGAATTGTGAGACTAGCGCAATCGGTAGAGCGCTTGCAAACGCAGGTTATGCAGCTAAAGGAAAAAGGCCTAGCCGCGAAGAAATGGGAAAAGTCGCTAGAGTAAAGAATGACATTGCGAGCGAGACTATTGCCAATGCACCTTTAGCAATCAACAACACCTGGGATGAATTCGTTGGCAAAGAACCAACACCAGAGCCTGTAACACTCAGCGCAGCTGCCGAAATGGTGCAGCAAGCCTTTGGAGAAGCAGAGCCAATACCAACATGCTCACACGGAACACGGGTAATCAAGCAAGGTGTGAGTGCATCAGGTAAAGCATGGCAAGGCGCGATGTGTGAAGTTCGTGGCGCATCCGCAGGTCAAAGATGTCCAGCGATTTGGTATGTCATGTCTAAAGAGACAGGCAAATGGAGATTACCGGAAGGAGTTGAATAAATGGGTTATGCAGAAATAATAAGACCAGATGGCACAATCGAATTCTACGGCGATGTGCCATTACTGATCTGTCAGTTATGTAACGAGATACCAAACCAAGATGATGGCGTTTGGACAGTTAGTCTATCACCGCTGCAATGGCAATGCGAGAAATGCCATACCGTCAATGGCTAATCACCGCAAGCACAGGGGCTACAAGACGCAACGCGTGGTAGCTGACTGGTTGAAGCAATGGTATCCCTACGCTGAGTCCACCGGGGCAGGCAGACAAGGCGAGGATATAACAGGGATACCATTCTCAATCGAGGTTAAAGCACGCTCAGACTTTCAGCCATTAGCCTGGATTAAACAGGCTGAGAGCAACAAGGGTGGTAAACTAGCCTTTGTAGTTAGCCGCTGTAATGGACAGGGCGAGAACGCTGAGGAGTATTTAGCCTTCATGCGCTTAGGGGATTTAATGAATATACTCCGAGACCGCGCACCTAATAATGAACCTACCAGATGCCAGCAATGTGGATCATGGATGATAGAAAACGCCATCTGCCACACTTGCCAACAAGGGGGAATAAGCCTTGCCTAGATATGACTACGGTTGTGATACGTGTGCAGCTATATATGAAACCACTGACAACCCTGAGAGTATTAGATGCTCATGTGGGGGAATGATGACACGCATTTGGACTGCACCCGCAGTTGTATTCAGGGGCACCGGATGGGGCAAAGATAAGTGATTATCTATGACTTCTTCTCTGGCACAGGATCATCAACTAAAGCCTTTGAAGATGCAGGTCACACAATCATTAGCTTTGAATTAGACACACAATTTAAGGCCACAGACCATAGAGACATCCAGACGCTAAACGCTGCTGAACTTGTCTCACTATATGGACAACCAGATTTTATCTGGGCAAGCCCACCATGCCAAAAGTTTAGCGTGGCTTCATGCTCACGTTATTGGCACCCTGACGGCACGCCAAGAGACGGCCAGGCTGCTCAAGCATTAGCCTTAGTCGAACACACCATAAATCTTATAAAAGAGTTAAACCCAACCCACGGATTCTTGATTGAGAACCCCAGAGGTATGCTGAGAAAACAGAAGCTAATGGAACAGCTGCAACGACACACAGTCACATATTGCCAATATGGCGATACTCGGATGAAACCCACAGATTTATGGGGTTATGTTAAAGATTGGACACCACGAACAGCTTGCAAGAATGGTGAAGGCTGTCATCAGTCAGCACCTAGAGGATCTCGAACCGGAACACAAGGACTCAAAGGGGCTAAAGACCGCTCAATGATTCCTTACGAACTAGGAGAAGAAATTTGCAAACTCATAGAACGACACGCCGTCTGACCAGGGCTTTTACCCAAATGCTTGACAGAGGCATTACACTTAACTTGCTAAAGTGCTTCAGGCACTTAGCGCAAGCCGCAGCGCGGATAGCTTGCGCAGTAGTAAGTGTCCTGGGGATACTATTCATTAGCGCGGCTAATGCCGTTGCACCAATACATGATGGTATTCAAATACAACAAACACCAAAGCAATATGCAAAAGCCAATCTTCCATTAGATGAATATAAATGCGCTTTAGAGTTATACACTAAAGAGAGTAATTGGCGGCCTAATGCTAAGAATGGTAGCCACTATGGCATACCTCAAGGAAGGTCTATATATCTAAAGACTGCTAATCCAATAGAGCAGGTTAAGTGGGGAATCAAATACAGTAATGCGCGTTACGGTAGTATGTGCAAAGCATTACAACACTTCAAGGCAAGGAACTGGCACTAATGACAATAATAGACATGTTGCTCGTTGTTAATACAATTATGTTCGCTATATGGATTCAAGTGCATAGTAAAAATCATGGGTAACAAACACTTAGGCAGTTATAAGTGGAAGCAACAGAGGTTGCTTGTGCTTAGACGTGATAGTTACATCTGTGCGTATTGTGGTGAGCCAGCGAATGAAGTGGATCATATACAACCACGAGTGCTAGGTGGGACAGATGACTTGGATAATCTTGTTGCATGCTGTCGTAGATGCAATAGCAGCAAAGGTAAGCGTAGCGAGGCCTTTTTTTTAGGTCAACAGTCTAC